GGCCAATCGAATATAACTGAGGATCATCATGCCAACAATCAACCAACTGCCAGTGCTGAACACCATCTCGAGTGGTGACCAGCTACCTGTTTACTCGCCCAACAACGGCGATGCTCGCAGAACCTCGATTGGCTCCTTGCTGACGTTTTTTCAGCAAAGTTTTGCCTCACCCACATTGACGACTAACTTGTTCACCCCAGGGACAGGTTTCAACATTGCAGTGCCAACACCAGTAGCACAGCAACAATGGATGCTGATTCAACCTGTTGGAACTTTGGCCACAGGAACAGTGACGCTGCCATTGAACACTCAGACCCCAGATGGCACTGAAGTTTTGGTCACGACTACACAGCAGATCACCACATTCACGCTTGCAGCTAACGGCGCAGCACAGCTTTACGGCGCACCCACAACACTCGCAGCACAGGACAACTTTCGAGTGCGCTATTACCAGCCCACTAACTCTTGGTATCGGATTGCGTAATGGCCACCAAGCCCAAGTCATCTGTCAATGCGGCTGGCAACTATACAAAGCCAACCATGCGGAAGAACCTGTTTGAGAAAATCAAAGCAGGGACAAAGGGCGGTGACCCAGGCGAATGGTCGGCCAGAAAAGCCCAACTGTTGGCGGTCGAGTACAAGAAAAAAGGCGGGTCGTACAAATGAAGGCCCCACAGAAAAGCCTGAAGGATTGGGGTTCGCAAAAATGGCGCACCAAGTCCGGCAAGCCATCATCCGAGACGGTCGAGCGTTATCTGCCCGAGAAGGCAATCAAAGCCCTGTCATCGGCTGAGTATGCGGCGACCACCAAGGCCAAGCGTGAGGCCACTGCCAAGGGTGAGCAATTTGCAAAGCAGCCCAAAAAGGTTGCCGAAAAGATCAAGAGGTTCAGATGAAAGACTCCCGCCTTACCCGTGCTGGTGTTGAATCATTCAACAAGCCCAAGCGCACGCCATCGCACCCAACCAAGTCGCACGTTGTCGTTGCCAAGTCTGGTGACCAGGTAAAGACTATTCGCTTTGGTCAGCAGGGTGTAAGCGGCAGCCCCAAGCGTGAAGGCGAGTCAAAAGCAGATCAGGCACGCAGAGAGTCATTCAAAGCACGTCATTCGCAGAACATTGCCAAAGGCAAAATGAGCGCCGCATACTGGAGTAACCGCGTTAAGTGGTGAATAATTTAAAATGGTAATATAATGCTCGAAAGGAGCAACGTATGCCAAATGCAAATGCAAAACATGAAGTTCAGTGTCCAAACTGCGGAGAAAAACGAATGGCCAGGTCTGACGTCATTGCTAGATTGCTAAAGCAAGAAAAGCCAATGATTTGCAAGCCTTGCCAAAACCGTTTGAGGTTTGATGGGCGTGACCACCCACGTAAGGGCACTGGCGTGAAGAACGATCCAGATCTGATAAGAACACGGGCGAGTTATTACAAGGCCAAACAACGATGCAAGCTGGGTGAAAAGCATCATGCGTGTTATGCCGAAGTTGAGTTCCGCTTTGAATCATTGCAGCAGTTAATTGACTGCATCGGCATAAGGTCTGAAGGTATGACACTTGACCGCATTGATCCACTCGGTCACTATGAGCCAGGGAATGTGCGATGGGCGACAATGGCGCAGCAAAGTTCAAACCGTATGCCACGCGGCTACTGGCAGGAACAAAATAAAGTGGTGACCTAAATGCAAATTCAAATATTGAACGGCATCTACGCTGATAGCAGCCCAGAGCTGCGAACGGCCTATCCGGTCAACATGACGCCCGTTCCGCTTCGGTCTGGCATCAGCAATGGCTTTCTGCGGCCATCTGACGGCATCGTGGCCAATGGCACGGGCCCAGGCACTGACCGTGGCGGCATCGAGTGGAATGGCATTTGCTACCGAGTCATGGGCACTAAACTGGTGACTGTCTCCAACATCGGGGCAGTCACAGTGCTGGGTGACGTTGGTGGGCCTACATCGGGCCTTGTAACCTTTGATTACAGCTTTGACGTGCTGGCCATTGCATCTGGTGGGCGTCTTTACTACTGGATCCCGGTTAACACTCCGGGCACCATTGGATGGAATCCAACAGCACCAATTCTCAGGCAAGTCACTGACCCAGACCTCGGGATCGTCCTAGACTTCTGCTGGGTCGATGGTTACTTCATGACTACGGACGGGGCCAACCTGGTTGTTACCGAGTTGACAGACCCCATGCAAGTCAACCCGGCCAAATACGGCAGTTCAGAAGTTGATCCCGATCCAGTGGTAGGACTGCTGAAGCTGCGTAACGAGGTGTATGCCCTTAACCGCCACACCATTGAGGTGTTTGACAACGTGGGTGGCGAGCTGTTTCCGTTCGCACGCATCGACGGAGCGCAAGTCCAAAAAGGCGTAGTTGGCACCTTTGCTTGCTGCATCTATCTTGATCGCATCGCTTTTTTGGGTAGTGGTCGCAACGAAGCCCCGGCCATCTACGTGGGTGCAGCAGCTACCACCCAGAAACTAAGCACCCAAGAAATTGACGAACTCCTTGCCACTTACACAGAGCAGCAGCTATCTCTTGTGAAGCTGGAAGCACGCAATGACAAGGCGCACCAGCACCTCTACGTTCACTTGCCAGATCGCACGATTGTCTATGACGCGGCAGCCTCAGAAGCCTTGCAGACACAGGTTTGGTTCACCCTTGCCAGCACAATAGTTGGCTTCAGCCAGTACCGCGCACGAAATTTCGTTTGGTGCTACGACAAGTGGCTTGTGGGCGATCCAATGTCAAGCAGCATTGGATACTTCATCCAGACCACTGGCGAGCATTGGGGCCAGAAAGTTCGTTGGGAGTTTGGCACATCCATTGTTTACAACGAGAGCAATGGTGCAATTTTCAACCGTCTTGAGTTGGTCAGCCTAACGGGTAGCGTTGCCCTTGGCAAGAACCCCCAGATCAGTACCAGCTACAGCATCAACGGCCTGTCTTGGAGCCAAGACAAAAGCATCGCAGTCGGAACTACGGGAAACACAGCCAAGCGCCTTGCATGGTTTCAGCAGGGACACATGAGGAATTGGCGCATCCAGCGCTTCCGTGGTGACAGCGATGCCCACATTTCATTTGTTCGACTTGAAGCTCAGATCGAGCCACTGGCATACTGATGGCAACCGCACCTCAGTCCCGCAGGCTTAACCTGACCCGTGACCAGCTTGCAACTTTCTTAACTGACCAACAGCAGATCAGGCAGTTTGAGTTGCTGTTTTCTACGGTCGATCAGATTCAGGTCATCGTAGGAACAGACTTCGAATATCAGGCAGATACAGCGGCAGCCACTGCAAATGAGGCATTAGCTCAAATCAGCAGGCTTTCTCAAGATTTGCAGTTGCTGGCACTTGCTCCAGTGCGCAACAATATCGAGCTCTCGCACGATGTCAACGGCATCTTGCCCCTGAACAACCTCCCCGCCTCTATTCGATCTAACCAGGTGCTGACATGGCTTTCGATGTAATCACCCCAACCAAACTTGGCCAAGCAGCTATTACTACGGGCGTTACAACACTCTACACAACCCCAGTCAGCACCCGCGCGTTTGTCAAAGACATGGACATCGCAAACACAACTGCTGGCGCTTTGAATGTGCGTGTCTTTTTTGTACCATCGGCTGGTTCTGCTGCAACAACAAATGCTTTGTTCTACGATGTTTCAATTCCTGCGGCCACTACCATTCAATGGCTTGGCACTCAAATCATGAACGCCGGTGACACTATTCAAATTCAAGCGTCTGGTGCTGGTTTGACAATTACCGCCAGTGGCGCGGAGGCAGTCTAATGGCCATCAATCAGTTCCCTCCAGTGTCAAGTGGCGGAAGTGGTACAGCAGGGGCAAATGCAGGTATCGCAATTGCATCCAACGTGTACTCCACAACGTACAACAGCACAATCTCGGATTCCTTGACTGTGCCGAACACGGTTGGGGGTATTACGGCTGGCACCACCGCTGCGTCACTTAAAGCGAAAAACATTGTGCAGGTTATTGACGATCTGCTTTTCCCCACTGTTTTGCCAACGTACACCATTCCAACTGTGTCAGTTTTTACTGCTTCAGCTTCTGGTTTTCAGGAAATCGGGCAAACCATCTCTCAAGTGCTCAACCAGACGCAAAGAAAGAACGATGCTGGCGTGTATTCGTCTTTGGTGTTCAAGCGTGGCGGCTCCGTCATCAGCACATCTTCAAGCCCAACGGGAACTTTAATCCCAGATATTGCAGCGCAGTTCGGGTATGCTGATCCGAACAACCCTAACTTTTCTTATAGCCAAAGTTACACCGATTCGTTTACCGTGCTTGCTGGAGCCACAAGTTGGACGGCAGAAGGCACTTATGCGGCGGGTCTGGCAAAGCAAGACAACAAGGGCAATATTGACACCCGGGCGGCTGCTGTCAGGTCCGTCAACGCACCGCAGGCGGCGGCAACCTTGGTATCTGGCTCAAACAGCATCACGGGCATCTACCCGTATTTCTGGGGTGTATCCACCACTGCACCTACTACGGCGACAATTGCGGCTGAAATTGCGGCGGGAACGGCCAACAAGGTTGTGTCTGACGCAGGTGGCCCCATCACTATTACGTTCAATGCCGTAGGGCAATACGTGTGGTTTGCGACTGCTGCAAGCTACGCCAGCAAGACCACTTGGTACAACACACCTTTGAACAACGGTTCGATTGGGGCAGGTCAATTTATCTTGTCACCAGTCACGCAAAACGTGAACTCACCAAACGGCTATTGGTCTGCGGTAAGTTTTAAAATCTACATCAGCGGATTTGCCACTACTACTAGCGGTTCTATCATTTTTAGCTGAGGTAGATTATGTCAATTCTTCTAAACGACAACTTATCGGTTCAAGCGCCAAAGCCCGTTGATGCTAACTACGGCCCCTACGCCAGCACGACAGCGGCCAATACAGCCATTTCATCTGCAAGCCGTTATGTGGGTTTGACCGTAGGTATTGGCACAACTACAGTTGTTGAATACTGGTACAACGGTGGAATTGCGGATGTCAACTTGATTGCCAAGGGTGGGGGCGGCGGAGCAGGCGTGTCCAGTTTTAACAGCAGAACTGGCGCTGTTACTCTGAACTCAGGTGACGTTACATCTGCACTCAACACAGACCCTGTGGCCTACGCAACCAACATCAAGGGTGGTGTTGCCAATCAAATTCCGTATCAGCAAGTGCAGGATACGACTGTGTTTATTCCTGCCCCAACAACCGCATCAACCTATCTTGGTTGGAATGGCTCGGGGTTTACGTGGGGAGCTATTACGCCGACCGTAAATTGGGCAACACCTGGCGCACTCGGCTCAACTACACCTAACCAAGTTTTTGCAAGCAGCGGAAACAGTAAAGCTATTGCTTATTTTGGTGGGGTTTCCGGTAAACAAATTTTATCAAGCACATTATTTAAAGCAGACACGGATGGCAACGGAACCATAAGCGTTTTTGCGGCAGCGACTAACAATTACAACACCGGGTCTTCTTTTGGTTACATTGCTGGTGGGGATACCTCAGCACCTTCTTGTTTTTTTGGAGTGCCGAACAACGGTGCTGATGCTTGCGCTGTTTCATCTAACGCATATTGGGACCCAGACGCTGGTGAATATATTTACGATAAAACAACCTCCGCTGCAATGTGGGTGGTTGCAAACGGCCAGCATATATTTCGCACAGCATCTTCCGGCACTGCTGGTACACCTATTAGCTGGAATACACCGCTTCAATTGGTGGGTAACCTCATTTACGCTTCAACTTTTGCAACCAGCATCAAAACCCAATCTGGTTCCGGCATAGGTTACGCAACAGGCGCAGGGAGTTCTGAAACCCAATCAACCAGCAAGTCAACAGCAGTAACACTCAACAATATTTGCGGCAAAATTCAGATGGCTGCCTCGGCTCTTGGGGCTACCACATCTGTAAGTTTTACATTTAACAACAGCACAATCGCCGCAACCGATGTGGTAATCGTTAACATAGCCACTAGCGCAACCACCAACACTTACGTTATCACTGTTGACGCAGTGGCTAGTGGTTCGTGCCGTATTCACTTGCGTAACATTTCAGCAACCTCTCGCAGCGAGGCGCTGGTACTTAACTTTGCAGTCATCAAGGCTGTTCAAGCCTAAAGGATCATCATGGCGCTCATCAAAAACATCAAGTCGGAGTTTGGCGTTGATGCAACTTACTGGAAAATAGCCACATCAAACGCAGACTTTGTTGCAGGCACTTTCAATGTCACGCTGTACGGATACGCTTCTCAAGAAGCACGGGTCGCTAATTGTGAGCCACTTGTCCAAACAGGCGTTTCATTGCAAGCACTGGACACCGCAGACAGGGCGTCACTGTATGCGCTGATCAAGGCAACGGCGGCATTTCAAGAATCAATTGACGCTTAAAGGAAATCATCATGGCCGTATCCATCAAAGTACTTATTCCAGCAAAGCAAGCCGAGAACACACAAACAACCCAATACACAGCTACAAACTGCAAGGCTCTGATTGACAAGTTCACTGTCACTAACACCACGGCTGGCAATGTGACTTTCAGCGCCAACTTGGTCACCAGCGGTGGCAGTGCAGCCGCATCGAACCTCATCGTAGATGCACGTGGCATTGCCCCTGATGAAACCTACACTTGCCCTGAGTTAGTCGGCCAAGCACTTGAACCTGGTGGCTTCATTTCCACCATTGCCAGTGCAGCCACATCGCTGACCATCCGCGCCTCCGGCCGCGAAATCACTTAAGGAGAACAGCATGGACAAATTTATGATGATGCCCAAGGGCTTTATGGGCCTACCGATGGATGAGGGATTCATTACCAACGCAGAGAACAAAAAAAACTACGCCATCGCGGTCCAGGATTGGAACTACGGCCCCGAGATGCCCACCAATGCGCCAGGGGCAAACAAGGAGTTCTACGTTGGCTTGGCAGAGGCCATGCAGTGCGACGAGAAAGATGCACGGCGCAAGCATTGCTCAAACTGCGGGTACTACGACAACAGCCTAATGGCACAAGTCCGCATCGAGCGCATCCCCATGGCAGCTTATGACAAAGGCGCAGGCTTTCGTGGCCACTGTGAAAAGCTGAACTTCATCTGCAACGACATGCGGGTTTGTCAAGCATGGGAAGATGAAGAAGAAGACGATTAAGTAAAACTGTGCGAAAATCGAGCCGCTGAGAAAATTGCTACCAGCGGCATCCAATGAATATTGAGGTGTTTTATGGGCTTACTTAGCGCACTTGGCGGAATTGCAGGGACATTTTTTGGCGGCCCCATTGGTGGAACCATCGGCGCGGCACTCGGCGGCGCATTTGAGGGCAGCGAATCCGTCAGTCAGGCTTCTGGCGTCCAGCAGCAAGCAGCCCAAGGTGGTATTGACGAACAGCGCCGCCAGTTTGATGCCATCCAAAAGCTCTTACAGCCTTACTCCGAAGCAGGGACTGGCGCACTAGCGCAGCAGCAAGCCCTGCTTGGCATAGGCACTCCAGAGGCCCAACAACAAGCTATCGCAGCTATAGAACAAAGTCCTCAGTTCCAAGCATTACAGAAACAGGGCGAAGAAGCCATCTTGTCTCGGGCATCGGCCACTGGTGGCTTGCGTGGTGGCAACGTGCAGGCGGCTCTCGCGCAGTTCCGCCCAGCCCTACTCTCAAGCCTCATTGAGCAGCAATATGGACGCCTCGGTGGATTGACAGCCATCGGCCAGAACGCAGCCGCTGGTGTCGGCAATGCTGGCATGGCCACAGGCGCAAACGTGGCTAACCTTTTGGGGCGGCAGGGCCAAGCTGAAGCTGGCGGCATCTTGGGCCAACAAAGCGCACTTACTGGCGGCATCAACAAGGCCTTTGGCGCTGTGCAGGGTGCTGGTGGGTTTGGTCAGTTGTTTGGTGGCAACTCAGGCAGCAACTTGCAAGCCCAATTCTCACAAACCCCCATCGGCTCCTCTGGCTTTGGTTCTGGCCTTGCCTACGGTAACCAAGACCTCGGCTTGAGCTTTTAAAGGCGCACCATGGAACCCATCAACTACCTCGCACAAGTCGCAGACCCATTCGCCCAGGCAACGCAAGGCCTCCAGCTTGGCGCAGGCATGGTCGAGTTGCAGCAAAAGCAAGCCGCAATTGCGCAGCAGCGCCAGCAACAACAACTGGCCGCGCAGGAGCAAGCACGCTTCTTCTCGAACCCAAACCCGACTATGCGCGATGCCGCACGCTACGCCTCATTGCTCACTCCAGAGCAGGCCAACGCATTCCGCCCATTCATGGAGGGCATCAGCAAAGAACGGCAGCAAAACACACTGAAGACCACTGGTCAGCTTCTTTCAGCATTGCAAACCAATCCTCAAGTTTTCATCAGCAAAGCAAAAGAAAACGCAATCTCAGCACGCAACAGCGGAGATGAGGATGATGCAACTTTGTTTGAACAGATGGCAGAGGCAGCAGCAGACCCACAGCGTGGCCCTGCCGTTGTTTTCAAATCTTTGGCAGCTCGCACGGCAGGTATCCCAGGCGCAAAAGAATTCTATGAGAACATCGACAAAAGTTTGAGTACGGCACGCTTAGAGGCCCAAGCCCCGGCAGAGTTGCGTCAGAAACTTGCAGCGGCTGATAAAGAAGAAGCCGAAGCCATGGTTAAGATGCGAACCGCACCTGACGACATTGCCAAGGCTCAAGCAGCACGAGAATATGAGCAGGCAAAAGCCAAGAGAGAACAGGTGGCCGCACAATATGCAGAGCCATTGGCACAGGGTAGCTTAAACCTGAACGCCGCACAGATCAAGAACATCAACAGCGAGATTGGCAATCGAGCCGCCAAGTTGAATCTTGATAGGCAGACCATGCAGGCCACGGTCGCTGAGAAGCTGTCCACCATTCAAAATAACTTAAACCAGATGCCTGCCGACACGCGTAAGCTGGTTAATGAGTCCGCAGTCACGGCAGCAGCCTCCAAGCAATCCGCAGACCAGTACAACGATCTGGCCAAGCGCCTTGATGCAGCTGGTGGTGGCTACGGTGCGTTCACCAGTGCAAGAGATTTTTTGAACAAATCATTCGGTACGCAAAATTCTATGACGCAACTGCGTCAGGAATACACACGCATCCGCAACTCGGCAGCCATCAAATCACTGCCCCCAGGTGTGGCCACAGACAAAGACATCGAGCTGGCTTTGAAGGGCATCCCACCAGAAAACGCAGACGCCAGCACCATGGCAAGTTTTCTGCGCGGTATGGGCAAGATGCAAGACATCGAGGCATCGGTGGCCAACGCAAAAACTGACTGGCTGGCCAGCAACAATGGCGTCTTGACCCGTGCAAAAAACACTTTCCAAGCTGGCGATTACGCCGCCAAGCCTGGCGAGTCCTTTAACGAGTTCACGCAGCGAGTGGTGCAAGACGTTAGCAAGCGTTATGACCCAACACAGCAGACCTCTTTGGTGCAGCAGATTCCTACTGATCGCAACCCACGACCAATGGCTTCAACATCTAGCATTGAGGCACAAGCCGAAGCAATCATTCGCGGGGGCCGCTAAATGGCAACAGCACAAGAATACGCATCTTGGATTGTCCAAAACTCCAGCAAGCGCGGGACGCCTGAGTTTGACACCGTGGCGCAGGCTTATCAAATCGCCAAAGAACGGGAAAATACGGCCACCTTCCAGCAGCAAAACGCACCACTGCCACAGCAGCCAAGCATTGGCCAGCAACTCATCGGCGCTGGTGAAACAGCCCTAGCTCTTGGCACTGGCGCAGTCGGTGGCACGCTCGGCACTTTAGCCGGAACTCTCCAGGGCTTATCGCAGCAGATCCTTTCCGGGCAGTTCGGCACGCCAGAGGCCATGCGTGCGGTCGAACAAGCAGCAGCAAAGGGGGCACAGGCACTAACCTATACCCCACGTGGACAAGAAGGCCAAGAACAGTTGCAAGCCGTTGGACAAGTACTGGCCAACGTCTTGCCGCCAGTACTTCCCATGATTGCAGCCCCAGGCGCACTTACTCAAGCAGCACGCAGCGCGGCCCCCATCACACAGGCCACAGCCCAGCGCGGTGCAGCCGCAGTGCAACAGGCAGCCAGGACAACAGGACAAGCTATTGCCAAGCCAGTGCAAGCGGCCACCACAGCTGTGCGCGAGACCTTGGGCATGGAGACCCCCGCCGTGGTCACCACAGCGCCGTCAGGTGCACGTGTAGCTGGTGGTGCAGCAGCCACACCAGAGGCATTGCGAAGGGTCACGACAGCCGAGTCTCTTCCAGTTCCAATCCAGTTGACCAGAGGCGGTGCAACTCGGGAGGCGGAACAGTTAGCATTTGAAAAAGAGCAAATGAAAGGCCCATTGGGTGAGCCTTTGCGTCAGCGTGTTGAGCAACAAAACCTTGCTGCATTGCAAAACTTTGACGCTCTTGCGGAGATGACAGACGCACAGCTTGTAGATTTAACGGCCACTGGCGGCGCTGTTGTCAAAGCATTGTCTGACGGTTTGGCAAATGCCAAAGCAAAAACACGGACCGCTTACCAACAAGCCAGGAAATCACCAGAAGCCAATGTCGCTATTGATCCAGCCACTAAGGTGAACTTTGAGATTGATGACACACCAGTTCAAATATCAGTAATTGATTACTTGAACTCACGTCCCACTGGTGTCAGGTCAGCAGATGTTGCGGATTCGATTCGCGCACAAATGCGGCTGCTTGATTTAGCGACTGTGGATGCTGATGGCAAACTGGTGGCCAGACCAGCAACAGTTGGGCGCATGGAAGACTTCAGGCGTGAAATCAGCGGCATCGCTAAGTTTGATGACCCAACAGGAATTCGTGATGAAACAATCCTGAAGAAGTTAATCGACTTGCAGACCGAACCAGTTGCTGGTGACTTGTATAAAAAAGCACGACAGCTCAGAACGCAGCAAGCGACAAAGTATGAGAACCGTGCGATCGTTGCCAACCTGATTAAAAATCGAAAGGGCATGGATGACCCCAAAGTTGCAGCAGATCAAGTTTTTCGCAAATCAATTTTGAACGCATCGCCTGAGGAAATAACGTTCTTGAAGCGTGTGCTAACAACAAGTGGAGATGATGGCAAACAGGCTTTCAAGGAGTTGCAGGGCGCAACTGTCAGGCATATCCGTGATGAGGCCACCAAAGGCATGGGCATGGATTCAAATGACCGACCACTGGTATCGGCAGCAAAGCTACATCAGACAGTTCGCGCACTTGATGCCAATGGCCGACTTGATTTGATGCTTGGAAAAAAGAATGCAGCCATTGTGCGTGACTTGAATGACACGGTGCGATACGTTTCTACTGTGCCACCAGGAACGCTGGTAAACAGCTCAGGAACAGCAGGGACACTAATGGCAGCCATTGCCGAGGCTGGTGCAACTGGAGCATTGACAGGCTTGCCATTGCCAGTGGCCTCAGGGCTGCGGCAGATAGGCAAAATGCGCCAAGAAGGTCGCACCAAGGCAAAGATCAATGAAGCCCTTAACGCATTGCCACCCGTGCAGCCTTAAGCGACAATTCACCATTCAGGAGAACCAGCCATGAGGATTACAAAATGCTTGCAACCTTTCGCAAATGGATCGCACGTCTGCTTTCGTGGTTTGGGTCATGCCCCCCATCTGAACCAATCCAAGGAGAACCAATAATGTCCGCACTCTCGATTCAAGTCCCTTTTCCAGTCTTTCAGGATCGTGATGGACAGCCCTTGGATAACGGTTACGTCTGGATTGGTCAACCAAACCTAAACCCACAGTATAACCAGGTCGTGGTGTACTTTGACGAAGCCCTGACCATCCAAGCGGCACAGCCACTGCGAACCATTAACGGTTATGTTTCACGCTCTGGCTCTCCTGCTCAAATCTACGTGGATGGGGTGACCTTCAGCATATTGGTGCAAGACAGCAAAGGCTCAATGGTTTACAACTTTCCTGACGGAACAGGCATCAGCCCAAACGCTGCTGGCGTTGAATACGATCCACCGTTCACTGGAGCGTTGACAAGCGCTTACACAGTGCAAGACAAGCTAGCACAAACCGTTAGCGTTAAGGACTTTGGCGCTGTGGGTGATGGTGTGGCAGACGATACGGCTGAAATTCAAGCGGCAATTACGGCAATGGCTTTAGGCGGGATTGTCTATTTTCCACCGGGCACGTACCTTGTAAACGGAACCTTAACTGTTGCAGTCAATGGGCTTACTTTACGTGGCGCTGGGCCACTTGCAACCAATATAGTGCAATCTTCGACTACCGCAGACACTTTTGTTTTTTCCACTTGTCAGTTTTCAGGTATTGAGTCAATGCGCATCACCCACGCATCAACTCCCACAACTGGGTATGCCGTAACAATGAATAAAACTGGAGCAACAGGTTGCTTTTTCGTAGAAGCAAAAGACTTGTACATCCAAGACATGTGGAATGGCGTTTTAATTAGATCGTCTACTGAATGCCGAGTTTCTAATATTCATTTTCGAGGATTAAAAGGAGACCGTGGTATTTTATTTGACGGTGTTGGGTCTGGGGCTGACGGATCATACCGCGCAGTCATCAATGATTGTGTGTGTGACCAAGCTGGTACCGGAAATCCTGGAATAATCTGGTATTGCCAAGACAATTACGCCTACTCATTGGTTCTTAGTCAATGCACTGCTCTTTATGGCGGCATTGGTTTTGCAATGGTTGACAGCGCAAACACTGGAACAAGTTATCCAATGTGGTGCTACGCCGATGATTTAGAGTGCGACCACAATCAAACAGCGGGCGTCAATTTGTTACGCGGCGAGGGGTTTTATTTATCACAGTCGTGGATCGGGTCAACTTTAGCAGGCAACGGTGTTTCTGTGTCATCGGGATATCGAGGTGAAATTGACATTGGAAATACACGAATTATGGGATGTGCCCAAAACGGCGTTTCACTTGCAAGCGGACCTGTTGACGTTAATATTCATGACAACATGATTGGTGATAATTCGACTAGCAGCGCAGCTTTGTACCACGGAATAACTGTGTCTGGAAACGCGAACAGATTTTTAATTTCAAATAACAGAATCGGCGATCTTGTCGGAGTAATTGGAAATAACCAAGGATACGGCGTATTTATTTCTAATGGAACATCTACGGACTTTTTAGTACTTGGTAACAATCTCAAAGGAAACACAACCGGCGGCCTTTTTAGCGGGGCAACAGGGGCGGATGGTCGAATAGTGGATAATCTTGGTTACAACCCCGTTGGATCTTCCACGGTAACTCCAGGTTCTTCACCATACACTTACACCGCAGGATATTCACCAGAAACCGTATATCTTATTGGCGGCACAATTTCGACGGTGAGGGATGGTTTGGCTAATCTTTTAGCAAGTTCATTAACTGGAACAATGAGTTCTAGCTATTCTCTTGGGCCAAAAGAGCAATTAGTGATAACGTACAGTGTTGCGCCATCAATGACAAAAGTGGTGCATTGATTGAAAAGGATTTAAAATGACTGCAATCTCTACAGCTTATCCAATTTTCAACGACATTGATGGACAGCCCCTTGAAGCTGGCTACGTTTGGATTGGCTTGCCAAATCTTGACCCGGTGACAAATCAAAAGCAAGTCTATTGGGATCAAGCATTAACACAGCCAGCTACGCAGCCAATCAGGACTCGCGGCGGATATCCATTGAATGGCGTTGCTATCGGTCAACTTTATACAACGCCTAACTACTCCATCAGGGTGACAAATAGAAATGGCAGCGTTTTATATAATGACCCATTAGTTTCCTCTGAAATGATTAGCGTGACGGACTTCGGCGCTGTGGGTGATGGGGTTGCCAATGATACGGCTGCCATTCAAGCTGCCGTTAACTACGCTCAGACATTTGCGCAAGGCGCAAAAATATTATTCCCATCTGGAAAATATCTCCTCAACACAACAGTGACTGTAACAGGCAGTGGTGTTTCCTTGGAAGGTTCTGGTCAAGGAAATACTTGGATCATAAACGGTACTGCAAATGCAGCAGCCATTCAATTCGGAAGCAATGCTGCTTTTATAAATAGAAATTCAATTGAGAATTTTGTTTTTGGTCAAGCAACTGGTGTAGTACCGTCTACCGGAAACTGCGGTTTGTATGCAGTCAAATGCACCAACATTGTTGTCAAAAATATTCAAGTTTTTCAGTTTCCTACATCTCTTTATGACGGTGTTGTATTTAATTCAGTAGTTCAAAGTTATATAGACACTATCGGAATTCAAAACTGCACCAATGTTGGTTTGACGCTTAAAAATCAAACATTTGATATTTACTTATCAAATGGGCGTTGCGATGCTAATGCCTACGGCGTAGACATCAGGGACACTCAGGGGCTTTATTTTACAAACTGGTCATGCTACGGAAACAGCGTTTACGGCTGGCGACTTACTACCGATGGGGCTTTTGAATACAACCAGTACTTGTTTTTTACAAATTGTATTGGTGATACGTCTGGCTCGCATAATTGGTATGTTGATAAAGTTTCTATTTTGGTTTTTTCTGGGTGTTGGGCCGCAACCCAAAATAGTCAATCAGTTAATGTAAATAGCGATGGATTTCACTTTAACGGTACTGTCGTTAGTGATGTAACCATGTCTGGATGCGTTACACTTTCAAACAATAGGCACGGTGTTAATTTTGCTCAAATACAAAAAGCCAGTGTGACTGGAGGCAGCTTCGGTAGTTCTTTTAAACCCGCAGCGTTTGGTGGTTTGGGCGTAGGGAACGGCATCGGGGCTGGTGGTGCAAACGGCAGTGGAATACACATCGGCTCGTTAGCTAACCGAATTACGGTCAACGGCGTAACAAGTGAAGGCAACCAACTATATGGAATTGACGTAGCTTCTGGCGCAACAGAAGTGAACTTATTGAACTCGCAGTTAAAGTTCAATACGGTTGGACAAATACGAAATCAAGCAAATGCCTCCAGCGGTCAGTGCGTCATCAAAAACAATGATGGATTCAACCCCCCAGGTTTTCTTACTGCTCCAGCAATTCCTGCTTCAACCGTTGCTGTAACAAATTTGTTTGGCGTAGATGCAATGGTTTACATCAGCGGCGGCACAATCTCTGAGGTTACTGTTGCCAGTGTTAATGTTCTTAATGTAACCAATAGCTCTGTTTTGGTGCCAGCCGGAAGCACAATTGCGATTACTTACACTGTTGCTCCTACTTGGCAATGGTTGGGGATGTAAGCAATGAAAACACTAGGATCATGAAATGACTGCAATCTCTACAGCTTATTCAATTTTCAACGACATTGATGGACAGCCCCTTGAAGATGGTTACATTTGGGTTGGTCAGCCAAATCTAAACCCAATAACAAACCAGAGGTCAGTTTATTGGGATCAAGCATTCACGCAACCAGCTACCCAACCAATTAGAACTCGTGGAGGGTATCCATTAAATGGTGTCGCTATCGGGAAACTTTATACAACACCAAATTACTCCATCAGGGTGACAAATAGAAATGGCAGCGTTTTATATAACGATCCATTAGTTCCCTCTGAAATCGTCAGCGTCAAGGACTTTGGCGCTGTGGGTGATGGCGTTGCGGATGACACTGTTGAAATTCAAGCAGCACTTGACAGCGGCGCTAATGCTGTCTATTTCCCATCTGGGACATACAACATCTCGGCTTCACTAGACGTGTCAAGCAACACTGCTATTTACGGAGATGCTTTCACGTCAATTGTTGAATCAACCACGTCGGCTTTTAACTTGTTTGACATCCCAAATGGATCAAGCAACATTTTATTTAATGGTATTGATTTTGTCGGTGCTGCAACTGCCTCGCAAGCAACTCCGCAGTGGGCTATCTACTCTGACACAGCCGACGCTTCAACCAATGTATCCATCACAGACTGCCGGTTTCGTTACGTCAACAACGCAGTTGCGTGCGGCAACGGTATTCGCTACCGAGTTCAAAATTGCGTGTTTGAACACATCATGGGGGTTAATCCTGCAACACTCGGCGGCGCTGGCAATGGGTACGGCGTAGCCAGCTTTGGGGCTTCTGGCGGCTACCATACCGTCTCCAACAATCAGTTTATCGGAACAGCAGGTGAGGGTCGCCATGCTGTGTATTTCACCAACGGCACATCGTATTCTCAAATCACAAATAACAACATTCAGGACTTCAACGAAGCAAACATCCTTGTCCGCGCTGAATTGCCTCAAACTGGCGTTGTTGGCAACATCATCAGCGGCAACACCTGTATCGGCGGCGGCACTGCGGCATCTGCTGAAAGTGGTTGCATTACTGTTTCGGGAGTGGCCGCGAACAATACTATTGCAAACAATACTGTGGGTGATTTTAACAATGATGGAATTGTAATTTCACACTTCAGCCAAGGCGCAAATTGTTTGCGAAATTACGTCAGCAACAACTACGTATATTTGTGCGGATTCAGAGGAATCATTGTCATCGGTTCGCCCCAAACCGATGTTGTTGGGAACAGGGTCTATAACTGTTCGCAAAATACTTCTGGCGTTCACTCTGGTATCGACATTAGATCGCAGGGTTCTGGCGGCGCTGGTTTTGCAATAAACCCTGCTGATTGTAATTTCATTGGAAACTTTGTGACTGGCGCAGATCACAACTATGCTTTTGCAATTAACACTTCCGCGCCGCTTCCAACTAACACCAACATTGTGGCAAATACATTCAACATTGGTGCGACACCCAATTTTGCTGTTTTGCTCAACATGGGTGCTGGTGTGGTTCCAAACTATGCTTGGAACATTACCAATCAAGCCGATGCAAGCGGTTTTTCTGACATTAAGCAATCAATGTCACGGAACGCTTCGCTTGACTTTCCAAGCATTTCAGCAAATACCACGGCAGAACTTACGCGCAGCATTACTGGCGTAACTACCACTGGCTGGGTGGTAGTTGCATCGCCAGAGGGCGGAGTGATCGAGTCAGGGCTTGTTTGGAGCGCCTATGTCAGCGCAGCAAACACAGTGACTTTGCGGCTTGCTAACGTAACATCAGGCGCAATCGACCCCGCATCTTGCGTTTGGCGGTTTGACTGTTTCAGACATGGTTAAAAGGTAAAAATATGGCAAACCGTTTTTGGGTGGGCGGCTCTGGAACTTGGGATGCAAGTTCAACTGCAAATTGGTCAGCGACAACGGGCGGCGCAGCCGGTGCTTCTGCGCCGACCTCTTCTGATGCAGTGATTTTTGATGCAAGTTCAGGAACTGGAACTTGCACAACTGCTGCCGGAGCTGATTGTTCAGGAGTAACATTCAACACCAGCACAGTTGATCTGGTACTAGGTGCAAATTTGTCAATGACTGGCAGCTTTGTTTTCACTACAGGCGCAGTCAGTTTGAGTTCATATACTCTGACCTGTAACATTTTTTCTTCGTCTAATGCCAACTCACGAACAGTGAATTTCGGGACCGGTAAAATTCAGGTTACTGGGAGTGGAGCAACAATTTGGACCACTTCGACACCTACTGGTTTCGATACTATAGGCACACCGACCGTCGAATTGACCTATTCCGGTGGAACTGGTACAAGAACAATAATTGCTTCCTACGATTCCGCAATCGAAGTTACTTCGGCCATCAACTTTAATGTGGTTGCTGGCACTGACACTGTATCGTTCACGAACAGCAGCGCAACGGCTTGTAATGGCCTGAACTTCACAGGCTTTTCTGGTACATGCTCGGCTCTACCAAGAACATACTTTGGCGATTTAACGATTGTTTCTGGAATGACATTGACCAACACAGGATCAATTGTTTTTGCAGCGACATCAGGAACAAAACAAATCACTACTGCGCTCAAAACTTTTGACTGTGCCATCACTTTTAACGGAATCGGCGGCACGTTCGCTTTCCAAGACGCACTGACGCAAGGCTCAACAAGAGCTTTTACCATTACCAATGGTACTGTTCAGCTTAAAAATGGCGTGACCAGCACTGTCGGCGCGTTTGCTACATCCGGCACTAACCAGAAGTTTCTGCAATCGACTATTGCAGGCACTCAAGCTACATTATCCCAAGCCAGCGGCACTGTCAGCACAAGTTTTTTGACAGTCAAAGACATCAACGCCATTGGCGGCGCAACGTGGCAGGCATTCACGACCAACAACAACGTGGACGCAGGCAATAATCTGGGCTGGGATTTTTCAACTCAGATCGGTCGATACATTTATACCAGGCGCAAAAACAAGCGCATTCTTCCATAAGGAGTCATCATGTCCAGCAACTCGCAAATTGCATTTGCCCCACTTGGCAACACAGTCTTAATCCCTGCTGCTTCATCGGCATCCACTGGCATTCAAGCATTGGTTGATGCCCGCTTTGATGGTCAAGGCACAGGTCAATATCGCCTGGTCAATTCAGGCAATAATACGGTGTTTTTGGGTGTAGGCCCAACGGCGGCTATTGCTACGGCTAACGCTGTTGCCCCTGTTGCTGGCACACCATCGGCTGCGATTGTGCTTCTGCCTGGTGCTGTGGAAATTCTTCGATTTGGGCGTGAATCATTCTTCAGCGGCTTGGCATCTGCGGCAACATCCGTTTACATCACCCCAGGCCAAGGCTTGTAACTCATTATGGAAGCAGTGGACATGGCTGAGATTGATCCAGTGAAATACGGGGTGCTTTGGGAGCGCGTCCAAAATTACGAGCGCCGTTTCGACGAAATGGGCGCAAAGATCGACAAAATGGAAGGCCACATCGAGCACCTTGTTGCCCTTGCCAACCAAGGGCGCGGTGGGTTCTGGGCAGGCATGGCCTTCATCTCGCTGATCTCCAGCGCCGTGGGTTTCTTCCTAAGCTGGATCAAGGGGCACTGATGTACACCCTTGGCCCACGCTCTAGGCAGCGCCTCAAAGGGGTCCATCCCGATCTGGTCAAAGTGGTTGAGCGTGCCATTGAGATCAGCACTATTGACTTCACGGTGCTTGAAGGTCTACGCACACCAGAGCGCCAAAAGACACTTTTGGAGGCCGGTGCAAGCCAGACCCTCAACAGTCGGCACATCACGGGCCATGCGGTTGATCTGGGCGCTTGGGTCGGCGATGAGGTACGATGGGATTGGCCCCTGTACCACAAGATTGCAACGGCTATGAAAGACGCTGCAAAGCAAGAGGGCTTTAGCATCGTTTGGGGCGGCGACTGGCGCA